CATCATCGCCATCCCATTCACCAATGTTAATGAATATAGGCACATTCCCGTTAATATCATGCTTATCTGTAAATAACTTATGGTATTTACCCAACATATCACGAGCTTTTAAACGATCACTTGGCTTAATTGGCACCTCTACCAGTTCAACATGTTCGTTATAGACTAACTGTACTTTGCCACTTTGTGGATTCTCTTTATATTCTCCACGTTTGACCACAACTTCTTTCGTTTCTGTTTCATCACCGACTGCCGCATTCGTAAGCACATGTAGTAACTCTTTTGCGGTTAATACATTCTCATCTATAACCTTATCTTTTTGTTCTTGTATATATTGCTTGATGTGTGGCTTCTTTAATAACCTACATCCTGTCACATGTGCACTATTTGCGTTATAGCCTGCTTTTATGGCACTTTGTGTTACATTAAGTGTTCTTATATACTCATTCACAAAACGCGCTTGTTTTGCCGTTAACTCACTCATTCTATCACCTCCACAATTTTATCTAATAAGGTTTCATACCAAAATCTTACAGATTGTTCTGAACACTCTAAGACATTGCTAATATCTTTATAACTACGTCCTTGTATTAAAGAATCGAAAATATAAAACTCTTTATCATTAGCTACTCGGTCAACAATCATTTCTAAGTGATTCTTTACAATATGATCATCAATGTTATCGTCTGCCATCCATTCATTAGAATTTTCATCACCTATTGAAAAGAATTCATCAGTATTTATATCATCATCTATTAATGCATCACTTCTAGTTCGCTTATGATAATCACACACGAAGCCTTTTATTTGCTTTTTATCCATTGTTACACCACTTTTACATGTGAAGATTGATAATAAGCATTTACTCGTGCAATCTTACTGTTTTTAATTGCTGTATTTCTTTGTTTTTGACGTTCTGAACGTTGTTTAATACTTGCTTGATACAAATCAACTTGTAAGCGTTCAATGACGTTGTAGGGCTTATATCGTCCATTTGAACGCATATATTTTACAACTTGCTTCTGCTCTTTTTCTGTATAATGATTTAGTACCTTTTTCAACAACGCCATATTACTTATAGATCTATTTTTATAGTTTTGTAACCCTGCTTTTGTTTCAATAATTTTGATAACTAATTTTTCAATCGGATATGAGACAGACACGACCCCCATTATTTCATCACATGTTGTGGTCGACGCGCTCATATGATACATACTTTCAATTTGGAATTCACACATCTTAATTTTTTTATTAATAAATGCTGGGTTAAATTGCGTTAATAGTTGATACTCAGATAGTTTATTGTAGCCATTACGATAATATAAACAATACTTCGTTTTAAGCAGTTTCATTTATTCACCCCTATATAGAGAGCCTACCCACATTGGATAGGCTATAGTTCATTTCAATACTCTAGGAACATACATTGATAGTATTATAATTAAACATTAAATGGTTCAATAATATTAACTGCGCCAATAAATTCAATATTTTGAATATCATTTTCTCGTCTCTTTCCATCAATATAGCGTGATAACTCTTTCTGCTTTGTATAGTACTCATTATTATAAGCTTTCAATTTATTCTCAGCTTCTTGTAATTCTTGTTTAAGTTGCTCATAGTTATTTAAATCAGCTTGATACACATCAATATATTCATCTCTTAAACGATCAGCCACTTGAGTCATACTTTCACAATTTTTTATTACAACTTGCTTAAGTGAGCGTTTCATTACAGTTAACCTTTTATTTTTTACACGATAATCAGCTTCTAATTTTTCAATCTCACTATATAATTTATCAGCTTGTTCTACTTTTCCATTAATCACTAAATCTTGATACTCTTTATTTTTACTCGCTAGTTCATTCTTGGCATCATTAACATTTGACTCTAATTTATTTATATCATTACCATATTCATGGATATTGTTTTTATACTTATCAATCTCTTTGATTGTTTGCATTATTTCACCCCTAGTTAAATAACTCTATGTTTTTCGCAATTGCATTTTGTCTAGTTACATCATCTTTAATGTCTAAGATTTTTTGACGTTTTTCACGTTTTTCTTCTGTACTTTGTGTTGCGCCTTTATTATCTTGTTTTATGTTTTTATTTTGTCTCTCTTGATATATATATAATCTCAATTTTTGGTTTTCAGTCAGTTCTAATACTTCACTTAATTCTTCGTACTGATTTGTTTCCATTTAAAATACTCCTTTACACTTCAATTCGTTTCAAAGCTTCATAGCGTTTCATACTGCCATCAGCTAATTTCTTAATACTTCTCATCGCTTGTTGCTTTTCTTGTTCTGTCGTAATGATGTAATAACCACGTTCACTAGGCTTATAACTACATCCGATAGGATAGCCATGATCATATACTAATGAATTGATTACTCTTCGTAACCATCGCTCATTGCTTGAATTATATTCATATCCCAATTGATTTAAGATTTTAGTTTTAGTAATATATTTATTGGACGTATTTTTTATCACATTGAAAACTTGCAGGTGTTCGGTGGGTAAATGATACGTCTCTTTTTCTGCAATACTTTGCATTTCTACACCTCTTTCTTTTAATTATTTTATACCTAAATTATACCATTTTTACAGACCTAAAACAAACTTATGTTCGCTTTATAGCGCGTTTTATCAATTGTTTAGCTTATCTCATACAGTACTTATAAAACAACATTATAAAATTAATAAGGAGCCTTTTAGCTCATTCAAATACAGAACTTAAGTTCGGTATAATAAGGCGAACAAATTACGAACAAATTTAACTTTTAGCCCTATACCAAAAACACAAACTTTAGCTTGTATTAGCAACACCAAAAATCATATACATTGCTGTAACCTTATTATTTTTATTAGGAGCCACACACTACATGTGACCCCTCGTAACATTATTTACTCAAGCTATAGTAAGACTCTTTTAGATCATTCAATTTACGTTCTAAAGCCTTGTAATCCTCTTGTGTCGCATTCTCATCTTGTACAAACTCAGTTACTAATTTTAATCCCTCAACTAACTCTGGTACTGGTTCATTGATTCCCGTAGCTATCTGATACAACATTTCAATATTCGATATCACATCAGTATTACTTGACTGAATGCCCTCAAGTGTATCTGTATCAAATCCATTTTCTAGGTACTCAAACACATCACTATTATTTGATTCTGCATATGTTTGTAATCCATACATAAAATACTCATCTTCAAACAATTGACTAGCCATCACATCACTAATAGAAAGCTGTTTACCGTCATGTAATTCATAACCTACATAATGACCTTCTATGCTTCTTATAAGCCCCTCAGTGTGCTTAGGTGACGCTAATTCAAATGATTGCCTTACTTTACAATCTTTAATATATACATGACCGAATAACTTGTTGTTCATCATCACATAAACCATATCAAATGGATCATTGTATAACTTAAAGCAACACGGTTGCACTTTACTATGTTCTAATAATCCCGTGTAATACCTTAATAACGTGCCTGCTCGTGTTTCAAATTGATTTACGATAGTTTCTATGTTCATTGTGTTACCTCCTTTTGAGCCATTTTGCTGAATTGTTCAAACTCACCTGTCTCAGGATTAAATTTTTTAATGCTAAATGTACCCGCTTTATCGATGCATCCCACATCATCACTATCATAGAAATTAATATTATGCGCTTTATTTAAAGCCATACATACAACTGGTGAATACCACACTTCGCCATCTTCTATATATTCGACAAATAAATTTTCGGGTGCTGGCATAATTTGAATTGGTGCATCATGATGAAGTTGATTATAAATTTTCTCTTTGTCATTCATATTAGACACACTGCGTTTCTTTCTTACTAATAGTAAACGTGACAGGTAGCCAATGATCTGTTTTAATGTTTTTCGACCTTACAATAGGCAAATCCAAACCTTTACCATCAACCATATAAACAATTGGCTCACAAATATCCATCTCAATACGTCTGTCTTTTTTAAGTTCAGCGATAACATCAAACGCTTCTTGATTCCACCCAATCCAAAACACAACATTGGGATGTTGACCACTTGTATATGCGCCGTCACCTTTATAATCAAAGTTATTTTCTTCAAATACA